CACCGGAGAACCTCGAAAGCCCCATTCCTGTCTTTCGTGATTTCCCCGTCAGCGTCCTTGAAGATGATTGCCACGCCGTCTTGGGTGGTAAACCTCAAGACTTCATAGGGATTCGTTGGGGCAAGCACTTCCGAACCGTGAGCCAGAAGCCACGATATGAATTGGTCAAGTTCCTCTTGATTCATCGCATGGCCTCCATTCCGTACAAGATCTGTGGAAGAATGCAGATCCCAAGCATGACCGACATAAAGATGATGACTGCAGCAACTCTAGCCCGGTCAACCTTTTTAGGCCGTTCCAGTGATACCTTGGAGTGCTTCATGTAGACGTTGGAAATCATGCCGCCGCCCTCCGTGCCATGATTTTGAGGTAGTTGGCCTTTGCCAGAAACGACCGTGCGGCGTTCTCGCACGCCGTGACCAGCGTTTCGGCGGTGTAGTATTCCGCGCAAGACGAGCAGATCCAGAAGTCGCGGTGCCTTCTGAGCCTCACGGCCTTGTCGTACTTGAGCTTGCAGTGCGGGCAGAAAATGGTGCCGTTCATGCCGCGTTCCTCCTCTTTTCCAACTTGTCCCGATACAGCGCGTACCTGTCGTGAAGTTCTGCGCTTACCCATCCCTCGCAGTCGGTGATCTTCTTCGGGTCGATGGCAACCTCGGCATCGGCAAGCATGATGCCGAACCGTTCCTTGATGGCCTTCACCATGTCCGAAGAGATATTGCACAGCTGGTCGCTCTCGAAGTAGCGGGCGCAGGTGGCGCATACGCGGGGCTCATCTTTCGGTTCATATTCGTAGGGGTTACGCATGGCTGTATCCTCTTGGTTAAAGTTCGTTCCGGAGTCCCAGAACCAATGAAAAAGCCCGGCGTAGTTCCGGGCTTCGATGATTCAAGGCAAGCACCCGACGGGGCCAATCCCCGCCGGGGCGCGCTCCCATGCGGCACATCTCAACGCATGGTTCGGCGCAACGCGCATTGTCGCTGCGCCTCTCATGCGGGGCGGTGAATTGTCAGAAAGTCAACTGACCGCCCGGATGTAAAAATTCGTATTTCATCACGTTTCACGGCCCGATCTTTGTGTCGTAACCGTGGGCCCTGTTGGTCGGCTCGGCCCCCGTCTTTGTCGGTGGATGTCTCATCCTGCACGCTGTACACGCGCTTTTCCGTCCCGCCGTCCCTTTGCGGCCTGTCTTCACATCACCCCATTTCCTGCCGTCGCGTGCTTCCCGCTCCCAAAGGCTTGCGCTTGCCGTGCTCGTACTTGTTGGGGCTTCCTCCGTCCGGTTCCAGCTTTAGCGGGCAGTTGCCGCGCCGGGTTCGCCTTCCCCGTTCGTCGTGAAGACAGTGTACATTTTGGTGAACAAAAGTCAATGGAAAATGTTCACCAAAAACAACAAAAATTCTCATACAACAAAAAATAAGGGCACGTACATAACGTGCCCTTGTGTCAGCATCCTATAGAGTCAAGATAATCTATGGGATGTTCTTCTATGTTATTATATATTATGTATTTTATTATTTTTTCATAGTATATTGCAAGTTCAATTCTCTTTCTTTCTACGGAAAAATTTGAATTGCCTATACGAAATACGCCTATTTTATATATTTCATTAATTTTATTGTTTATTTCTATTTTGGCCTGTTCTGTGCTCTCTCTCTCTCTCTCTCTCTCTCTCTCTCTCTCTCCTACTTTTTTTTTAGGAGTACAGTAGGAAGTTCTAGACCGTTTCGCTGTATGAGAAGAGAGATGATTAGACATGGAAGCACTCCATTTGATAAGGTTGATTATTGATCGGGTGATACTCCTTATATGTCTTGCTTAGCTATTAGAAGAGATGTTATACTGTGTTTATAGTATATGATAATAACGAATGAACAAACAACCAATAAAAAAGCCCCTCATTGGGAAGGGCTTAAAACAAAAAATTAACTAGCTTATTAAAACAAAAGGATTTTCTATGGTAAAGGATAAATGGATTCTTTTTGTATCTTTTGCTGTTCTGGCAGGGCTATTTGTGTCTGTTCTTGTGTTCTCTGGATGGATGATATGGCAGAGTTCGCTTTTTGGAGACCATATACGAAAGCAAGCAGAGAACCAGCAACAAGAAGCATTGCGAAGATGCGAGCCGGGAGAAGAAACTTCTTCAAGGTGTGAACCCGCCGTACCGCCCTATCTTCTTCCGGGGATAAGGATGAAATTCTGAATGGATAATAGATGAATGCCTGATCACAGTGCGAAGTCCTTTTCTTCTTCCGTTATTCACCTTTCCCCGCTCCGGCGGGGTTTTCTTTTGCTTCAAGCAATATCTCAATTAGCCGTGCTTGCTGGTCAATTGTTTTTTGTTGATAATCGCATAGTTTTGTTAATCTATCTATTTCAGCGTCATGCGGTTTATCAATAGATATGGGCTTGTCTTCTCCGGGAAAAAATATTTCAGCTTTAAAGAATGCTAATAGAGCGCATAACATATCTCCTGCCATAAAAGAGGCATCATCTTTAGCCAGCCGCTGGCTGAGTGCTGAACGAGTGAATCCTGTAGCTGATGCTATTTGTGCCACGCCACGGTATGGAACTTTTTCTATAATTTTATCAACAAGTTGTCTGTAAAAGAAATCGCCTTTTACTGAGCCTTCCAAAGTATTTTTTTTGATCTCATTTATTTTATTTGTATTCCTCATTCTTTCCTCCTCCCCACTGGCTACCAGCCATGTACACAAAAAACAACAATTAGATTTTCAAAATGTTGCGTTTATGCTTTTTAAAATGTACAATATGTTCATGAAAGCAACGGAAATTATCGTATCGTTTAAGGAGAGCTCTGGGCTTTCTGTCGATGAACTCATGCAGCGTGCTGGTATCAAAAGCCGGACACCATACTACAACATGATTTCAGGGCGTAAGCCTGTGAGTTTAACCATCATTGACAAAATGCTTCGCGTCTGCGGCTACACGCTCACGCCTACGCCCATATCTGAGGTTGAAACTCCCAACGAACACGAATGCCGTGGATGAGTGGGGGCTTGCCCGTCTCATCGGGTACATCGGTGGGGGCGCCGCCTTTTAGCTTTTCACGCGCCGCCGTGAGCCCCGCTACGCACCGCCTGACCACAGCCTCGGGCGTCGGGTACTCCGCGACGCGGTACGCCCTCCAGCGGATGACGCCACAGGACAGGATGCGGACGCGCCAGACGGGGCCGCGCCGGGTGATAAGCAGATGAATGGCAGGGGATGACATGAAGCCAGTCTATCGAAATGGCTATTCCCGTCATGATGGAAATTTTCAGAGGTTTTCAAGATGCCCGACTACAAGAACATGAGCGCGAAAGAAGCTCTCAGAGAAGCCAAAGACGCCAGCGGCATGACCGCCGAAGAGATCGCGCGCGGGCTTGGCATCTCGGCTTCACACATGCGGCGGTATCTCGATGCGGGGGACAGCTATTTTCCGAGCCTCAGCACGATCCCGGCGCTATGCACAGTGATGCGGAATACGATCTTGCTCCAGTGGCTTGAAGCCCAAACCGCTCCAGAAGCGCCCATTCCCGTTTCCCCGGCGGAAAGCAGAGCCGATGTGCTCACGTCCGTGGCCTCGGCGGGCGCAGCCCTCGGAACGGTGCAGGGAATGCTTTCCGGGGTGAAGATCATCCATCCTGCGAACGCCCGCGAAATCCGGTCGGCGCTTGGAGACGTGATCACGGCCTGCCGCCGGGTGCAAGTACAGCTTCAACCCGTAGCGGCCGCCCGCGACCGTGCGGAATGCCTTGCTTGTGAGCATCCTGAGCCGAAAAGATCATGGTGGAAAAAGTGGGTGAAAGAATGAATGACGCGGTTTTTTCAAGCAAAAGCATTGAGTGGGAGACGCCACAAGCTTTTTTCGATGCACTGAATCGGCGCTTCGGGTTTTCTCTCGACGTATGCGCGACGAGAGAAACGGCAAAATGCCCACACTTTTTTGACAAGTCCATGAATGGGCTTGCGCAATCATGGGCCAGTCATCGCTGCTACATGAACCCGCCCTACGGCCGCGAGATCGCCGCATGGGTCGAGAAGGCCCGCAGGGAAGCGGAGCAGGGCGCTTTGGTGGTCGGGCTACTCCCTGCGAGAACAGACACGAAATGGTGGCAAGAGCACGTGTACGGACATGCAGATGTGCGTTTTGTAGCTCGTCGGCTCAAATTCGGAAACGCGACTACAGGAGCGCCGTTCCCGTCCGCTGTCGCCGTGTGGTGGGGATGGGATGTGATGGGCGGCGGGTTCTCCAAGGCATAAGGCAAAAGAAAAGGCCCTCTGCGGGAACAGGGGGCCAAACACAAAATAACCAAATGACAAAGACAGGATACACATGGAACAGGGATATGTCAAGCTTTGGCGGAAATGCCTAGACAGCGGGTTGCTCAAAAATCCTACAGCGTGGCAACTCTTCGGGTATTTGCTGCTCAAGGCAACGCATCGGGCGCATCGTCAGCTCGTGGGCGGGATGGTTTTTGACCTCCAGCCGGGTGACGTCATCTTTGGACGCTCCAAGGCTGCGGATGATCTTTGTGTCGGTGAACAGTCGATCAGGACGGCGCTAAAACTCCTCGAAAAACTCGAAATTGTAACCAGCAAGTCAACCAACAAATGCACTGTCATTTCTTTTGTAAATTGGGATAGATATCAAGACGATCAACCAGCACCTAACCAGCAAACTAACCAGCACCTAACCAGCAATCAACCAGCACCTAACCAGCAAACTAACCAGCACCTAACCAGCAATCAACCAGCACCTAACCAGCAAACTAACCAGCACCTAACCAGCAATCAACCAGCACCTAACCAGCACCTAACCACAAACAAGAATGAAAGAAAGAAAGAAAATATAAAGACAGATACTTCGTATCTTGCGCAGAGCGATGCTGGCGCATCCTCCGCGCCGGAACCTGCCGACGAACAAGAGCCGCCTGTAGCCATGATTCCGCTTGCTGACGGTTCCGAGTTTCCGGTCCCCGCATCTTTGGCCAGCGAGTACGCTGCCGCTTATCCCGGGGTAGACGTGGCTGGTGAGCTTGCACAGGTCAGGGCGTGGTGCCTGAGCAATCCCCGGAAGCGGAAAACGAAGAACGGTATCCGGCGTTTTCTCAACTCGTGGCTGGACAGGGCACAGAATCAAGTTGGCGGTCAACGCGCTTCGCCTGTCGCTGGAGGAACGTGGGCGAGGCAAGGGGTGAGCAGGCAAGGCGGTTTTGAGAACAGCGGCGAAAGGAGAGAGTACCGTGGAGACGAGAGCGTTACGTGGGTCTAAGCGTCCTATGCCGATCCCGGCACCTGAAGCGGCAATGATGGCGGAACAGCGGCGCAGGAACCGTTTTCTTGTTTGCGGCATCCCCCCGCGTTTCTCCGAGTCCGATTTTTCGGGATACGTCGTGCAAGATGCCTGTTCCGAGTACGCAAAAGCTCGTGGCAAGGTGCTTGAGATCTGCCGGGCCTATGCGGGGAGGTTCCCGGAACATGCCGCGCTTGGGCGCAGCATGATTTTTACCGGGGCACCGGGAACGGGGAAAACCATGCTTGCGTGCATCATCGCCAAGTCCGTGATCGAGCGGGGCATGTCCGCAAAGTACGCCACCGTCTACCGTCTCGCCGGGGAAGTGAAAGACACCTACGGGCGTTCTTCGGAGACTGAGCGTGACGTTTTTGCCCGGTATATCGCTCCGGATCTGCTTGTACTTGACGAGGTTGGTATGCAGTACGGGACGGATACAGAACGTCTCGCGCTCTGGGAAGTCATGAACGGGCGCTATGAGTCCATGAAGCCAACGATCCTCGTGTCGAACCTCACGGCAAAGGAGATCGCCGGATATGTCGGGGACCGGGTAATCGACAGGATGCGCGAGAATGGCGGGGCTGTGCTGGCATTTACGTGGGAAAGTTTCAGAAGCCGGGGAGGGAATGAAAATGCGTAGAGCGGCGCGCGTGGACGACAACCAGCGAGAAATCGTGGAAGAACTCCGGCGTGTTGGGTGCTCTGTCTGGTCACTCGCAGGGGTCGGCAAAGGCTTCCCGGATCTCGCTGTGGGGTTCCGGGGCCGCAATCTCTTTCTTGAAGTCAAAGACGGCTCCAAGCCGCCGTGCAAGCGTAAGCTGACGCCGGATGAGGAAGCCTTTCACGCGTCTTGGCGCGGGCATGTCGCCGTGGTCGAAAGCGTCGAGGACGCTCTGAAAATTCTGGGGGTAATGTGATGAGGAAAAAGAAGGAACGGGTCAAAAAGCTTGAAGGGTGGGGCGCTATTTGCGCTTGCGTTGGCTGGACTCGTCCCACGCTGATAAAATATGGTTTCCCCGTGTATCGTCAGATCGCACAGGGAAACCGGGTCTTTGCGTATGCAGATGAGCTGAAAAAGCACAAGCTTAGTCTTGAGCAGAGTTTTTTTTGTCAATCTCTCTCTGCATGAGTTCGGTGATCCAACGCGTTCTCGTTTTTCCTTCCTGCTCTGCCGCTATCCTTGCCGCTTCCCACAGTCTGTCTGTGACTCGGAGAGTGCGGTTTTCGGCTTTTTCCTCTTTCAGAGACCGTCCTGCTCCGGGGCGTTGGCCTCCCCATTTAGTTACACTTTCCATTTTTTACCCAATTATCCAATATATCAATAATATCGTCACGCTTGTTTTCTTTAGCAATATCAAATACGGTGCCGTAGTTAGATGCTATATCGACGTCCGCTCCTGATTTCAAAAGTATTTCTGCAATTATATGATCTTCAAGACAATGTTCAGTGCTTGCGGCTGTTTCCATGAGAGGAGTCATAAGCCAAAAGTCTTGAGTGTCAATATATGCGCCTTGTTCGATTAAAAATGAAACCATATCTACATTTTTATACTGCACAGCTATTGATAGCGGCCTCCAGCGCCCAGAGTTATGCATTTCTATGTTGGCACCACGTTCAATAAGCTTTTTTGCAATATCAACTTGCCCTCGTTTTGCAGATAGTAACAGAGGTGTATTCTTTTTTTGATCACAAATAGTATCAATATCTTCTTTGTCTACTAAATCTATCATTTTATACATAGATTTAATTTTATTTTTATTAAAAACTCTAGCTAAACATAACTTGTTTAGTTCTTTTTTGTTTGTTTGATAATTGATAATGTACTCAAGTTTTTCTATATCTTCATTGTCGATAGCATTGTAACAATCGTTTATATATTTATTTACACTATTTGAAGTATTCATTTTAGTTTCCTTTATTTATAAATTAATATGTTATAAATTGTTAAACAAATAGTTTTGGTTTTACTTTATACCAGTTTGGATCGTTATTACTTTTACCAAATTCAAATTCAACGGGAAGTCTTTCGTTAATGGCTTCAATTAGTCTGAGCACAACAAGCCACGAACTGTCATAAAGAGCTTGTCGGATATTTGTTCTTCCATTTCCTCTATTAAAGATCTCGTTATCTTCATCATAATAGAGAAGCGTAGCTTCATAATCGAAAAGAGATAAAATTCCCTTCGCTGTCGCAAGGATTTCTGATTCATCTTTTAAAGAAGAACCTTCCGTAAAATGTGGAATTTTTTCTAAGATTGTAATCAAATGTTTAATTGCGGAGTCTGAGTCAGGCCCTATATAAACATCGAACCTCAAATCTTCGGGAAGCCATTCCATTTCTTCCTGATACGTTGCAAGTTTTGAATATTCTTCATGATTTTTGATGTCATTCTTGTAATTGTCTTTAATATCTTTATAGCATGACATAATTTTTCCCCACTTGCTTTTTTTTTGAAAGAGTCTTTACTTTCCTTTTCCCTTTCGTTGAAAATACAATAGCACTACATCTTGAAAAATGCAAGTGCTTTTTTCAAGATTTTATTCATACTTTTTCACTTCCTTTCATTCCTTTTCAAACCGTTTCAACTCCTTTCATTCTTTACATTTTTTCTCTGGATGTGATACGCTCCCGGCAAAAGTCAGGAGCGTTTTTTTATGGGCAATTTCCATTTTTCCACCAGATCCCTCCGCAACCTTTCCGGGGTGCACCCGAATCTGATCGCCGTGGTTGGGCTGGCGCTCTCTCAGAGCGTCGTGGACTTTACCGTGGTGGAAGGGCTGCGGGACATTGAGACACAGCGTCAGAACGTCGCCAAGGGTGTTTCTCAGACCATGAACTCACGTCATCTCAAGCAAGATGACGGATTTGGTCATGCCGTGGATCTCTATCCATACTTTGATGGCTCGGTGCACGTAGAAGCGCCGGAAGAGGCTTTCCGGGGCATCGCTTACGCTATGCAGTCAGCCGCCGATACGCTCGGCATCCGCATCACATGGGGGGGCTCTTGGAAGTCTTTCGTCGATATGCCGCACTTTCAGTATGAGGGGGTGAAGTGATGACCACGACAAAAACCTTTTGGGCGGGGCTTGTAACTGCCCTTGCCGGGCTTCTCAGCATCTTCGGCATCGATGTGTCCGGCGATACGCAAGCTGCTATCGTCAACGGCATTTCCGCTATTGCTACGGTGGGGGGTGCGGTTGTCGCCGCCATTTCCGCATGGCGCAATAACCGCAAAAATTCTGATGCCGAAGAAGAAAAGAAGGCGTGAGCGTGTCCCGTGTCGTTGAAGTCATCGCTCTCCTCCTCTCGCTCGGCTACCGCTGGCTTGAAAAGCTGGATGCGGATCGGGCTCAGGCTTTCCGTGATTCTTTGCGTGATGACCCTCTGCGCGTGCTCATGCAGCAGACCGGGGGGAAGCCTTCCGATCCCGTCCACGCCTACTCTGACAAGCCAACGGATCGTGATTCTGGACGGGGTGAGGGGGTGGTGGATCGATGAGCGTGATGCAGCAACGCTGGCGCAATGGATTTACGATGTTGAGCAATCAGGAAGGTGAGCATGGTCGCCGGAACAACTTGTCCCGAGTGTACCGACAAGGAAATCAGGGAGCGTCTTGTGCGTATCGAAACGCTCCTTGCATCTGAACATGAACTGAATATTCCCGCCCGCGTAGCATCGCTTGAAGCTGAAAGGGATCAAAGGACGGGTGCATACGCAATCCTCGGTCTTATGTGTTCCGCCCTTGGTGCGGTTATCAGCAAAGTCTTTTGGAACTGAAAATTTCCTTGGGATAGGCAGGCCAGCCGAAAGGGGGAAGCTACCTCCCCTTTCCCAAGGTTACCGGTAGGCCAAAGGGTAGATTGGCATGAATGGATACATACAGCGTTCAAAGGGCGATTTTGCAAACGGAACTCCAACCCACAGACAAGCTCGTGGGCATGGTCCTTGCCCTGCACATGGACAGGAAAACCGGGAAGATCAGGGTTCGACAAAAGACGATAGCAGAGGAATGCGGGGTATCGGACAGGACAGTCAGAAAAGCGATAGCGAACCTCGTAGACGCCGCCGTCTTTACGTCTCAGAGGACGGGACGCGCTGCGATACTGATACCGCTCTGGAAAGAGAGTGGAAGAGTGGAGCGGAAGCCAGCTTCCGATCAGACCGGAACTCAGGTTCCGCTTTGGGTGCTCGACACGACACTGAGCACGAGGCCGGAAGAAGAGGAAAAACGAGGTCACGCAAGGTTTTTGAGGGAAAAGGCAAGAAAAAGCTCAAAACTGTAGCGCGTGAATTCAAGTCAGAACTCACCGCCAAGGCGACTGATTCAGAAAAAGCTTTTGCGGACATTCTGATTAATGCTGGTATCAAATACAAATTTCAGAATATTTTTAAGATGGGGAATACGTTTTCAATCGTAGATTTTTTCCTCCCCGATTATGCGACAGTCGTTGAAATCGACGGTGGCTATCATAACACGACTGAACAGTCCGCAAAGGATAAAGCTAGAACGAGGGAATTGCTCAAGCGGCACGTGAACATAGTTCGTGTTGTGCGGTTCAAGAATGAAGAGCTTTCGCTCGGAACAGATTACGTTTTGAGAAAGATGGCACGGGCAATTATCCCGTGGATAAAGTGGGAGTTGTGAGCATGGCGTCAAGATTCGATTGGGAAACCATCCGGGCAGAGTACGAAACCGGGGCTACACAGTCTGAACTCTCTCGAAAGCACGGGTGCAGCCGTACCGCGATTCAGAAAAGGATCGAGCGTGAAGGATGGGTTCAAGACGTCTCTGACGCCATTGACCGCCTTGCGCAAGCAAAGGTTGCGGGAGTGGTTGCGGGTTGCAACCCTGAAAAAAAGGCCGCTGCCGTTGAAGCCGCCGCCGATAGGAAAGCCTCAGTAATTCAGGGGCACAGGGATGCTTGGCCTGACATTAAAGAACTGAATCGACGTGCCATTGCCGAAAACAATTTTGATCTTGCCAAGCTTGCCAAGATTTCTGCTGAGACTGAACGGCTTATCCAAGACGGTGAGCGCAAGGCGTGGGGTATCGCTGACAAGGTGGAAGGAGAGCTCCCGGGCGTAGCTGCAGCAGTGCAGTCGGTGAGTGCCGAAATCGCGGGCATGTTGGCAAAAGTAAAGGCGGCACAGGAATGACACGGGAAGAAGCGATCGAGGGATATAAAGCTGCCAAGTCTGCGGATGACCTGCGGGCTCTTTGCGCCGGGGATCTCTTCTTCCTGCTCGTATACGGGATGAAGCGCGAAGACATGAATCGGGACTGGCTCTATGAACGGTGCCGGGAAGTACAGCGTGAACCTGACGGGCATCTCGATCTGTGGGCTCGTGAGCACTACAAGAGCACAATCATAACTGTCGGGCTGACGATCCAGAACATCCTGAACGATCCTGAACTCACAGTCGGAATCTTTAGTCACACGCGGCCCATCGCAAAAGCATTCCTGCGCCAGATCAAACGCGAGTTCGAGACGAACCGACTTTTGCAAGAGCTTTTCCCGCATATCTGCCCGCCAGCCAAGGGCGAGACGCGTACATGGTCTGAAGATGGCGGCATTGTCGTCCGCCGCTCGACGAATCCGAAAGAGAACACAATTGAAGCTTGGGGATTGGTCGACGGCCAGCCCACGGGCAAGCATTTCTCCGTGCTCGTCTATGACGATGTCGTGACCCTTGAATCAGTGTCAACGCCTGAGCAGATTAAGAAGACGACTGATGCATGGCGGCTGTCTCTCAACCTTGGCGCGCATGGCGGAAGGCGGCGCATGATCGGGACGCGCTACCACGCGAACGACACCTACGCCGAACTGATAAAGCAGAAAAGCGTCAAGGTGCGCCTCCATCCGGCTACCGATGACGGGACGTTTGAAGGCAATCCCGTGCTCCTTTCTCTCCAAAGGCTCAAAGATAACCGCCGGGACATGGGGCCCTTCGTCTTCGCGTGTCAGATGCTCCAGAACCCGATGGCGGACAAGGCTGACGGCTTCCGTCCGGAATGGCTGCGCTACTGGCAAGTACGCCGTGAATTCTGGGAACCGATGAACCGCGTCATCTTCGTAGACCCTGCCGGAAGCAAGAAAAAGGACAGTGATTACTCGGTATTCTGCGTTGTTGGATGGAATATTGACCGGAATGTCTACCTCATCCACGGCGAGCGTGTCCGGGCGAACTTGACTGAGCGGGCCGCTACGCTGTTCCGGCTGGTGCGCGAGTACAACCCGATTTTCGTCGGGTACGAGCGTTACGGGATGCAGGCGGACATCGAGCATATCAGCAACGAAATGGCCCGTGTCAACTACTTCTTCTCGATCCGGGAGATGGGTGGTCAGACGCCGAAAGCCGACCGTATTCGACGGTTGATTCCGTGGTTTGAACAAAAGCGGCTTTTCCTGCCTATCGAGTCATCTTTCCGGGACACGGAAGGGGCGATCCGCAACTTCACCTCTGAATTCGTGAGCGAAGAGTACGAGACGTTCCCCGTATGTGCGCATGACGACATGCTGGACTGTCTGGCGCGTCTTGCGGAGCCAGATCTTGGCGTGTGTTTCCCGGAAGCCGTGGACGGCATGAGTGCCGTAGAGCGTGAGCTTGCCCGCATCGCTGAACACGACCGACGCGACGACAACGGCCTTTTGTACGGATGGAGGGGGTAATGGCGTACCGTTTCAGCATAGCCGATACCCCGGAGCTTCGCCGTCTGCCGTGGGAGAAAATGGAGGCGGAAGGGCTCACACGGGCGATTCTCTGGAACAGTTTGCGCCCGACGCTGCTGGACTGGCTGGAACTGGTGTCTCCTTCAACCACGCTCATGGGCTTGGCGTTCGACGATGAGAAGGGCGGAGAGTTGGCGGGGGCCCTGTGGGTTGTTCCCTCCGGGCTGTGCGGGACGGTGCATTTCGTCATTTTCAAGGAGTGGCGTGCCGACAAGGTGCGCCTTGGGCGCGAGGCCGTACGATGGATTTTCGAGACGTGGACGCTTGAAGCCCTGTTTGCTGCGTTCCCGGCTGGCTATCGGCACCTGTGGGCGTTCATGGAGGCGCTTGGATTCACGCCGTGGCCTGAGCGTCTGCCGAAAGCCTGCCTCATGCCCACGCATGACAATCCGAAACGCTGCAAAGACATGGCGCTGGCTCTCCTGCGTCGTGATGAAGTGAGGTAACTATGGGCGGTGTAGTCAGTGGACTCTTTGGCGGCGGAAAGTCCTCTCCATCTGTCGTCACATACGAGGCTGAACAGGCCCCGCGTGAAGCAGAGCAGGAGACGGAAGCTTCGAGCGTGCGTGATGAAGAGCGGCGCAAGCTGAGACAACGGCGGCTTATGGGCGGTACCATGCTTTCTTCTCCGCTCGGGCAATCTGGTGCCGTCTCAAGCACAGGTTCAAGCCTGCTCGGAAGGATAGGATAGTATGGCCGTCGACATGAAGGAACTCAAGGCGCTCGTCTCGCATCTTGAAGGGTTGCGGGAAAAGCGCCTCGCGCAACAGCTTGAGATTGGCAAGCTGATCCTTCCTTCGCGTGGGCTGTTCAAAGGCGAAGAAACGGAATGCTTGCGCGACGCCAATCTTTTCAATCCCGCAGCGCAAAGGGCTCTCCGAAAGGCCGCCGCCGGGATGACGCAAGCTATCACGCCCGCGTCCGATCCCTGGTTTCGTCATACGTTCCTTTCCCGTGACGACAGGGAAGTTACATACGCCAACGAATATGTTGATTCCGTGGATTCCCGCATTCGCTCAGTGCTGTCAGCCGGGGGATTCTATCAGGGCATCCATGCTTTCAACAAAGAGCTGTTGGGGTTCGGATGCGCGTTGTTTTACTGCGAATCATCCCCGCGAACCGTGGCGCATTTCTCCTGTCAGACCTGCGGCACCTATGCCGTGGCGCTGGATGCAGACAGGATGTTGTCGTGCGTCGTGCGTCGTCTGAGGATGACTCCCACAGAAATGAAAGAGCGCTTTGGGGAAGACAAGCTTTCGTCTGTAACGCGGGAACTGCTCAAGACGAAACCGTATGGGCCAGTTGAGGTCGTGCATGTCGTGCGGAAGCGTGAGGACGGGGATGTACGCAAGAAAGATGCCCGGAATATGCCGTTCGCTTCGTACTGGTACGAGGAAAACGGGGAAGGGCTGCTCACTGAAAGCGGGTTCCACTCCATGCCGTTTTTTTTCACGACATGGGAAGATGCACGGGGCATTTACGGAACCGGGCCCGGTGACGATGCGCTGGCCGATCAGAAAGGCATTGAAGCGTGGGAACGGCGCAAGGCCGTAGGCATCGAGAAGATGATCGATCCTCCGCTGCTGGCTCCCGGGACGTTGAAGCGGCATGTACGGGCTGCTCCTGGCGAAACGATTTCTGACACGGCTTTCGGACAGAGTAACGGCCTCCGGCCTCTTTATGAGGTCAATTTCGGTACCGCCGTTCAGTATGTGCAGGAAGAGATCAACCAGATCTCCATGCGGCTTGAAGACGTGATGATGGCGAACATCTTTGCCAACATGTCTTTGGAGACGCGCCCGGCAGGTATGACGATGACCGAGTACATGGATCGCCGTCGCCGTTCCGCTGAACTTATGGGCCCCACGGTTTCAAGCTATGAGCCTCGCGTTCTGAACCCGTTGATCGAGCGAGTCTACATGCTGCTTGATGAGGCCGGGCTCCTTCCTCCCCCTCCGGACGGACTTTCCGAATGGGCGACGCTCGACGTGTCGTACCAGTCGCCTATGGCGCAGATGCTTGAGCAATCTGGGGCCGTGGCAACTGCACAGTTCATGGAGCAGATTGCTCCGCTCATTCAGATTTCACCGGACATCATGGACAAGATTGACGTTGACCAGATGATTGACGAGCTCGCGCAGCGCATGGGTGTTCCGGCCTCGATCATCCGGTCTGACGAAACCGTTGCGGCTATCAGGCAACAGCGGGCGGAAGCGCAGGCGGCGCAACAGGCGCAGGCCGTTGCAATGATGGAAGCTGAACAGGCGGCGAAACTTGGAAACGTCAAGACACAAGGGACGGTAGCCGGGGCTGTCTTGGGTGCCGAACAGGGGTCCATGCAATGACAATGCAGACGCGGGAAGAGGCGGAAGCCGAACGGATGGCGCAGGATGAGCAGGAGCGCCGGGACTGGTTCGAGATGATGCAGAGTGAGGCCGCGTTTCGGGTGTTCCTCGGGCTGCTTGATGAAATGGGCGCAAATCGGGTGATGGTGACGCCTGAAGATATGCGTATGCGGAATCAGGCGGATCAAATTCTCGACCGGATCGCAAAAGCAAATCCCAATGTCTACGTCCGGTTGATGTTGACATTGAAAAATATTTAGGAGGTTTACAGATGGATGATCCTATCGTTGGCGTACAGGAACAAGTTCAAGAACCTACGAGCGTGGTCGATGCGCCTTCCGACAATGGCGGCTCGGCTTCGGAAGCTCCGGCCAGTACTCCGGCTAATACGCAGGAAACTGCGCAATCTTCCGAATCTTCCGATTGGCGAGCCAGCCTGCCGGAAGGATGGGCGGACAAGCTGAAAGACGTCGAAAGCGCCGATGACGCAATGAAGGCGCTTGAGCGCGGCCTTGGCTACAAGCCCGCCGAAAAAGCCGAAGACATCACGCTCAAGTACCCCGAAAGTTTCAAAGGGAAAGTCGACGAGGGCGTTGAGGCTGGTTTCCGTGACTTCTGCGTCAAACAGGGCATCACGCCGGGGCAGGCTCAGGCTTTGCTCGACTGGCAACTCGGCGCTGACAAGGAAATCAGGGACAAGCTCATCGAAGATGGGACGAATACGTTGCGCGAAACGTGGGGCAATCGGTTCGATGAAAATCGCGGCGCTGCCCTGAAAGCGTTCACGGCGCTGGATCGGCGTATGGGCGGGGAATTGTCCGGCACCGTATCCGGGCACGGCATGGCGAACGATCCGGTTTTCGTCCGGGCGTTCTATGAAATCGGAAAGCTGCTTTCCGAGGATACGCTTTCCGGAGGAAGCGGGGCATCCGCCTCCGATACGGCTGAAAGCGCGAAAGACACATACAAGGACATGTTCAAGGGGTAAGTTATGGCAGTGGCACAAACACTTCATGAAATCGCACTCGACAAGGCAAAGAAGCGCCCGGAGCTGGTGGACTTTCTCACCGAAGAAGCTCCTATTCTCAAGATGCTGAAATGGATTCCGGCGACACACGGCCTCTGGAACGTGGAAGAAATTTTGGATTCCATCCAAGGCGCAAGCTTCACGGACTTGGGCGCTCCTCTTCCGTCCATGAAAGCGGAAACGCAGCTCCGGCAAACCTACGTCAATCTGCTCGGCGGAGAGGTGGAAGTCAGCAAGGATAAGGCTGCGCAATTCGGGGGGGCCGCAAATTATTTCGCCCGCCGTGAAAATGCCTTTTACAAACAGGCGGGCATGGATACGGAGCTGGCGATCTGGCGTGACTACTGGCGTAAGGCGGCGCTCAAGAACAAGTTGCTCACCAAATGCGGCGCAACGGCGAATGCCTATACCATCCTGATTGTCCGTTTCGATCAGGAAAACAACATCGGCATTTATGACCCTACGCAATTCAATCAAGGACGTTTGCTCGATCCTGAACCGCTCAATGGTGGCGCTCTTTACCATTTGCGCAGTCAGCCCGGAGTATCCGGCTACGGCGTTGAGTACCGCGGGCGTTTCGGTTGGCAGTTGCTCAATCCGGCTCGTGCCGTTCACGCTATCGTCAATGTTGATTCCGCAAATCTGCCCACGCTGAGCCAGATCGAAGATGCCATTGCTTCCGTACGTGGAACGGCGGCGAATACATACATCTTCGGGCACCACAAGATCGTGCAGAAGACATTCAGCGCAATCAAGCAGGCTGATATCATGTACGTCAACGGAGATAATAGCATTCAGACTATTATCGGTGCGATCAACGGTATCAAGATCATCGGATCCTACAACCTGCCTGACGGCACTGAAACCGCCGTGGCGTAAGAGGAAAACATATGGCTTTTGAATTCGGTTCTGAAAATCGCTGGCATGACCAGTATTTCGGCAAAGACGTGACCATTCCTTCCACCACAAGCACGGTGTGCGACACGCCTCTGGCTGTAGGCCAGCATCACGGGGCGCTTGCCGTGACCATCGCCGCGAAAGGTGCTGTGAGCATCCCCTCCACGAAAAAGCTCACCGTGACGATTCAGGGGGCGGATACGGAAGACGGCTCTTTTGCCGACATCGACGGGGCCCCTGAAATGAGCGTGAGCGGGGGGGCGAGCGCGGCAACCGCTTTTACTGACGGCGACATCATCGGCAAGCTGGTGCTGCCTGATATGCAGCGATACGCCAAGATCAAACTGACGACTGACGGCGCGGCCACCGGAAAGGTCGACGTGTTCCTGTCGTACCTTGCCCGATAAGTGTGGGGGGCTTTGCCCCCTTCACATCTTCATTCAGCCATTTTCGAGACAGCCATGATTACGAGAAAACAGACGGTCAAAAAATATACGGTCACTACGGGCGTTCTCAACTATAATATCCCGTTCCCGATTTATGAATCTGGAGACGTTCTCGTTATCTGGTCCGACAATAATGAAGGTTTTGATGAGCACACGCTAAGTTTGGGTTCTGATTATGGCGTAACGATAAACAGTGCCGGAGATGGTGGCACGGTGACGCTGAAATCAGATCGTGTTCCAATTGGTGCGATTCTGGCAGTCGTCTCAAATATTCCTGAGACGCAAGAACTTTCCCTATCGCACACGGCAGAAGTAGATACAAAGTCCACAGAAAAAGAACTGGATCGTCAAGTCCAGATGATCCAGCAACTCAGCGATGCGTTGGATCGCTGCGTTAAAGTAGGCGTAACCAGTGAATTGACGCCTGATGAAATGCTTAAGGCTATTTTTAAGGTATACCATGATATTCTGGAATCTCTTGCAGAAACAGGAAGCATTACCGGAGCAATCCCCGTTGTTGCAACAGGAACAACGGAACCAAGGCCGTTAAAAGATCGCTTTGCCGACATCATTAATGTCAAAGACTTTGGAGCCAAGGGCGACGGCATCACCGATGATACGGAGGCGATTCAGGCGGCTGTTAATTACGGATGTACTAATGGAAAATCAATTTTTGTTCCATCAGGAATATATATAATATCATCTCCAATCATAATTTATAAAAATACATCTATATTTGGAGCTTCTTTATACAACACTATTTTAAGATTAAAGAATAATGCAAATTGTAATGTTATTGAAACGTACAAATTTTTATCATTTTATGCGTCAGGCGGGGATAATGTATCTGATTATCCAGATTTGCCTGTTAATTTTTCCATAGAATGTATAACGATAGATGGAAATCGTGATAATAATTACAACGGTATAGTATCGCAAGCAAATACAGGGTGTGGTATTCTTATATATGGCAGATCTTTTATAGTTAATAACGTTTTTATTCACGACTGTTCAGGAAATGGATTTCATTCAGCATTAAGACATAAAAGTATTAACCATGAAGCGGATACTATTGATGATTTTAACAAGTCCTACATTACGAACATTTTTATTAAGGGTACATCTTTTGAAGGGTTTATATTTGAGGGGAGTGCGGACATATTTGTCAATAATATACTTGTTGGAGAGTGTTACTCTCCAAACGCAACTACAGCGGAATCCGCTATAGGAAACTCTTTAGTATTCCCTGGAGAGTCTATAGATGGAATCGTCTTTGACTCCTACGACCCTGACGATGATGGACCAGTAAGCAAAAGTGCTGGAACGGCAGAAATTGGCTTTATTCATGCCTATAGCTGTCTGCAGGGGTATTGCGTTAGGTTTAGCGGGAGCGGTACTCGGATAAATGCAGATAACGTGCACGCAGAAGGTGGAATTGGTTGTTTGTACGTTACCGCTGGCGTAAAAGGCAATATAAATAAAATATCTACTAGAAATAATCAATACGGGGCTGTAAGCCTACAAAGACCTTTTGTAGATATTTATACCTCATCTGGTCTGCATATAGGCGCAATAGCAGTTAACAAGAGTGCTACAGATGTAGGTGCTAGATCTGGCGTACTTGTGAATAGTAGATATGTGTCCATAGATTGCGTAAATATCATAGGTAGTCGTACATCTGGGCATGGTTTAGTTGTAAACAGTGTCTCACAGATTAGCAAAGTAGTATGTAACTATCTGCATGGTGAAACGTCTGATAACGCCTACTCTGTAGGAATTATTATAGGCAACACAGCATTGACGGCTACCATTGGAAGTATAGATATACTGGATTGTGATATAGCCATCTTATGTAAGTCTGATAACCTCCCCTCTATACTCGGTGGCGGGATAACTAGGACTAATGGTGCTAATGTTTCACAAGACTCGCAACAAATAGTTTTTGAAAAATCTCCCAATATCTATGCCTTAAAGAATTGGGGCATTACATTGAATGATAAGGGGACGTATAAATTTTCTAAGTTTTCTGGATACGTAGTATATGATTCTGATAATTCAGGTGAGGTACAAACGCTCAGCGTAGACCATAAGATGTGGCGGACTCCAAAGATAAATGAAATTCAACTTGGTCTGTGGACAAGCGATCTTGCACTGCACCCTGTATATTATGCAGTAAAAACAGTGTCAGACACAACGGTAACGTTACTTGTAAATGTACCAAGTGGAGCTACAAGTATATATAATATACTCGTGAATATATAATATTTGTGAAATGGGTAAACAGCGTAACGCGAAGATTGCATCTCTAGAAACAAAATTAGGTATCGTATGAGCCAGAACCGTACAACAATCATCAATACGGCACTGATGCGCGTCGGATCGCAGGACATCAACCTAGCGTTTCAGGATACACCAGCGGCGCAGGTTGCTGAGGCTGCATACGACCGGAGCCTTGAGTTCTGCCTTTCGCTGTATCCATGGCCTTTCGCGCTTCGGTATGCGGTGCTGGCTCAGTCCGCTGATGACCCCCCTTTCGGCTACCGATATGCGTATCATCTCCCCGGCGACTGTATGCGCGTTCTGGATGTGCGGCGGCATGGCGACGCCGGAGAGGTGCCGTCATGGGCATATCGGCATTCGGGGCCTCGTTACAGCATTGTCGGGCAGGAAATCTATACCGACGCGGAGAGCCTCGCGCTCAGGTACGTGAGCAATGATCGGGAAATGGCTGTCAGCGAGGCGTTTGCCGATGCGCTTGCGTGGAAAATCGCCTTCGAGATTTCTCAGTACATTTCGCAAGGCGCAGCCAATGCTCAAAACTACTTCCAGCTTTTCGAACAGGCCATTGACCGGGCGAAAGTAGAAGCCGACGCACAGGAAGACCCCGTGCGCGAGGAATGGCCTTCTCATTTTCTTAAGGAACGGAGGGTAAACTGATGCCTATTTTCCATACCCAAAATGTCCTGAATGGCGGAGAGATTTCCCCTTTGCTTCGAGGGCGCGTGGATCAGCCGCGCTACAACACCGGGGCGCGGGAAATGCTGAACATGGTCCCTATGCCGCAGGGAGGGGCAACTCGCAGGCCGGGGACGCGGTATCTGGGTACGGCGAAGAGTCAAACGTCACGTCTGGTTCCATTCGTGTTCAGTGAGACGCAGGGCCGGATACTTGAGTTCGGTGATAAGACGATGCGGGTATGGCTGCCTGATGGAAAACTCGTTTCTTCCGGTTCCGAACCATATGTTGTGTCTACTCCGTTCGCCGCGTCAGATCTGCGGGCTGTTCGGTTCGCACAGTCTGCGGACGTGGTTTATTTCGCTCATCAGTCGTATCCACCGTGTAAGCTCTCTCGGTATTCCGATAATGATTGGAGATGGGAGACGCTCACCTTCATGCCGTCCATCGCAGCCCCGCAACAGCCTGCGCTACAGATTTTGGACAAGCGTGCTGATGATGACAAACCGACAAATCCGAGCATGACGGATTACAGCTATCTCGTCACGGCCATTGATGGAGAAACCGGAGAAGAATCTTCCGCATCTCCTGCCGCGACGATTGAAGCCGAGGCACTGAACAGCGTCGATTACCACATCCGTATCACATGGCCAGCCGTATCCGGTGCCAGCGAATACCGTATCTACAAAAAGAAGACAGGGGTTTTCGGATTCATCGGGCGGGCAAGCGCAGACGATACAACTACCGCGACCACGACGCTCCAAGGAATTGATATTGGTGGGTATCGGTTTTCTCGGACGGCAGACGATTTGTTCGTCTCAGTCCTGACCCAATCTGTCGAAAACTCTGACGGAACAACAACGACAGTCGTTACCGGGGTCAAGGTTGGGAAAACTGGTGTTTTTGTTCCACAGACTTATCCGGCATGGTACAATGCCTCGTTGCAAAAGCTTTTCGTTTATCACGGAAATGATGAACAGGGAGTCCCCGTAGGCTGGATCGGAGTCGATAACGTTCCTTCGGGATATGAGGGAGAGTACGGAAGCTTCACAAACTATACAGGATTCGGTCAGAATTCGGAGTACCCTCAAGGATTTCAGGGAGACATTCAGGCGAATCCGGTCTTTTTTTATACTTACGCGCAATACTATGACGACAAGAACATCGGCGCGGATACCGAAGATACGCCGATAGAGCACAAGAATCCTTTTGAGGGCTCAGGAAACTATCCTTCACAGGTCTTTTTCCATCAACAACGCCTTGGCTTTGCGGCTACGGCAAACAGGCCGATCACCATCTGGCTGTCCCGTACCGGAGATTTTGAAAGCATGGCCTCTTCGGTGCCCCCGAAAGATGATGATGCGATTGAAGTAACCCTTGCCGCTACACAGGCGAATCGGATTGTGTGGCTCCAGCCTGACCGCAACGCTCTTGCTTTCGGGACAGAGGGGAGTGAATGGACGCTGCAATCTTCGGAGGGCGTGGTGCTCACGCCGTCAACCGTCTCTTTCCAGCTCCAGACAACGAACGGTGGAGAGGGTACAGTATCGGCGCTGTCAGTCGGCGGCGGGGTTCTGTATGTACAACGCGGTTCCGGGGCAGTGCGGGAGTTCGCCTACAACTACAGCGCGGACAAGTACCTCGGGCAGGATTTGACCATCCTTGCCCGGCATATCATCAAAGATCGGGACATCACGGCATGGGCGTACCAGCAAGAGCCGTACAGCACGCTCTGGTGTGTTCTTTCAGACGGTACGTTTGCTGGTTTGACATACATGAAGGAACAGGACGTCATCGGCTGGCATCGGCATACAACTGACGGGAGTATACTTGACGTGGCCGTCATCCCGGGGACGCCTGATGATCAGGTTTGGTTCCTCGTGCGGCGGCCGTCCGGTGTCTTTGTCGAACGGCTGGAATCCTTTTTTGACAGCGACAACCTTGATGACGCCTTTTTCCTTGACTCGGCATTGCACTACAGCGGCGAGGCTGCGGATACGTTCAGCGGGCTTGGACATCTTTCCGGCCGCACCGTGCAGATCTTTGCGGACGGCGGCACGATTGATGGATTGACCGTAAGCTCGGGCGGGGAACTCAAGCTGAAAAGCCCGGCGAAATCCGTACATATCGGCCTTCCGTATACTTCGCGGGTCATACCGAACTTGCCCGAAGTGCAGACACAACAGGGATGGACGCTCATGCACAACCGGAAGATTTCCGCCGTACGGGTCAGGACGTACCGGAGCATGTCGTTCCTTGCCGGAATTGCAGGGAATCTTTCCCCCATCGTGGACAGGCACATTAAGGGAGGGGCTTTCAGCGTACGGCCATTTTTCAGCGACGGGACGGATCTGAACATGGAAACATGCGGCGGGTGGTCGTCCGAATCCCCGCTTGTCTTTGAAGTAAGTAGCGCGACGCCGCTCACGATTCTGGCGATCGTCACGACGATGGATATTGCACCGTATGCCGGGGGAGGGATGCTGTAATGGGATTCGATCCTTTGACTTTAGCGTTGGCTGCTGGCGGCCTTTCCGCCGTTCAGAGCCTCTCCAGCACGAACGCCGCCAACAAACAGGCGCGGTATCAGCAAGACGTGGCGGAAGCGAACGCGGCGGCCGCACGGAATCAGGCGAAGATCACGGCTGAGAAAGGGCGGATTGAAGGGGAAAACCTTGACCGGGAACGGTCTGCGCTCCGGCGGCAGTATGCGGATTTGCAGTCCGGCAATATCGCTTCCCTCGGCGCCCTCGGCGTTGACATTTCCAGCGGTTCGGCTGCGGACACGCTGGAAGGCAATGCGCTGCGGTTCTCTCAGGATGTGGCACTGAATCGGTATCAGAAAGCCCTTTCCGAATGGGAAACGGGCGAGAACGTGAAGGCTCTTGAGGCAAACGCGGCGAACTATGACGCGGCTGCCAGCTACTATGGCTCGACGGTAAAGGGGCTTGGAAACTCGCTTCTGACGGCGGGCATCACCGGGTTGACCAGCGGAATCGGTGCCTATTCGATGGCCGGGGGATTCGGGGGGAGTTCCGGTAGCGGATTGTTCGGCGGCCGGAAGATTATTCCCGGCGGCGGGGGTGCGTCTGAACAGCAATTCCTCAAAAACTATCTTTCGGGCAGGAGATAGGAGATGGCGATCCGTATCCAGCAATACAATACGGGGCCCCGGCGTATCGGCGTAGGCGGCATTGATCCGGGGTATCAGCAACCGCGCATCGGGAACATCGCGGCTACGGCAGAGAACCAGCTTGCAGGCACGGTTCTGGAGGCCGGAAAAGCCCTCACCAACGTGGCTATCAAGGAATACGTGAGCACGGAGACGACGCGGGTATCTCAGTCGCTCCTTGCCATGCAGAAAGAGCTTTCCGCCGAACGTGACCGCTACATGGCGGAGAATCAGGGGCAGAACGCCATTGAAGCGGGCCAGCACTTCGATAAGTTCGCAAGGGAGACGGCTCAGAAGTATTTTCAGGAGGGCGGATTCTCCGGTCGCTTTGCCGAGATGTTCAACAAGCAGGCTGCGGGCACGGCGCTGCACTTTACCGAACAGGGGCAGGCGTACGGGCGGCAACAGAAGGCCGCTTGGGAAGAGTCCGTTCTTACCGGGGAGATCGAGGACTTCCAAAATCTTGCGGCACAGAACTACAACAATTCTGAACTTATCGAATTCAACCGTTCGGCTCTCCGTGAACGGATTGAAAATATGCGTCCCGGCATGGACAACCGTGCACTTCTCTCCCGTATTGATGAGGGAGCTGCGGAAAGCATTATCAGCGGGTATCTCGCGCATGACGACATCAAGGGTGCACGAGGTGCGCTAAATGAATACCGCGGACTCCTTGGCGACAAGGTGAACGCGGTTGAGCTCCAGATCCGCAACCGTGCAGACGCGCTTGAAGCCAAGGCACGGGCAGAGGCGGAGCGGGCGCGCGCGGCGCAGGAGAGGGCACAGAATCAGGCGGCGGCACAGCTTGGGCTATCTATTTTGAATGAATCAATAGAAAACCCGGAGAAGGCTAAAGAGCGCTTGTCGGGCATAGAAGACCCCGTGTTCAGGCAAAAAGTTATGACGTCCTATATGACAGGGGCTAGCCTCAACGCCAGAATGGACGACATGATCAAGGAATACAAAAAAACAACATCCTACAATGACGGCGTTTCCAAACTTGATGCAATAATGAAAGACGCAAGCCTCTCCATTGAGCAGAAAAATGCTGGCATTGTTGACCTGCTCATGAACACTTCTGATCCTAACGTTCGTAAGCAACTAGATGAAGAGGCAAAATATCGCATCAACGGCTTTGAGGCCCCCGTCAATGACAGAATTTGGGCAGATGCCCAATCATATGCCGCGCAGCCGGGTGTGACGCCGGATATGGTCACGGCGCGTTTCATGGGAGCACTTCCTCCATCCTATCTTGAGAAAGCGAGAAAATCGTCTCAGGATCAGCAATGGAAGCAGGAAGAACAGCTTTTGAAGGATGATCTTATCAGCACGTTGAAAAACGAATTCAATTATAAAGATGCTGACGCGCAAGTCTATTACCGTCTGATTTTGAGTCAGCTTAATGGAACGGTCGGATATGAGGCCAGACGTAAAAAAGCACAGTCTCTTGCTGTAAAAATTGCCGTTGATAAGGGGAGGTGGTTTACGGGACAAGACATTCCCGCCGCAGGATTACCACGCTATAGGGAGATGGGATACCAGTTCTCCAAAGTTGTGGAAATTCCTGAAACCGTAAAGCCGATGATTGATGAGGCTCTTTCCGTTCAGGGAAAAGAATTGACGGATGAGAACCGTAAGGCGCTTTATCAGAAATACCTCAAGCAACAGGGGAAATAATGTCTCAGAACCCGTTCATGAGTGTTGAAAAAAAGGGTGTTCTTTCTCCCTCTACCAATCCCTTCATGGGGATTACGCTTGAAGATTCCGACTTTGAGCAGTCGCAAGAGGTTTCCCCAGACTATGACCAGATCGAGGCCGTGGCCTCTGGCGATCTTTCCGCTACCGGGTATGAGCCCGATCCGCAGGTAATTGCCGAGTTTCAGCGCGTTCCGCAAATCAATATTCCGGAAGAGGCTTTTGCCGGGTATGTTCCTGATACCAGCGCGCCTGATTTTTCCGGTCTTCGTGTTTCTGATACGGCCTTTGAAGGCTACGCTCCGGAAAGGATGGGTCAGCCTTCGGATGAAGCGCAAGCTCTTGTATCCTCTCTTGCGGAGAATTTTAACCGGAACGCGGAAATGGTCTTTTCGGATGCGGAGTATGCCGCGCAGAGTGAAAGCCAGCAACGGAGAAGACAGGTGGAAGCGGATCTTGCGCAAGATCTGGATCTTCGCGCCCGCACGGTAGCCGAAACCTTTCCTAATCCGCTTCCTGCCGTGGAACTTTCAAACAAAACAGGCATCCCTGTAGGTACGGTTTTGGAGAACCACAGGGAGATCGCCCGGGTCTATGATGCCGCACAGAATGGACCGACGCTCCGGGCAGCGCTGGAAAAGCTGATTCGTGATGAGCCTATTACCGGGCGCTGGCTCGTGCAGCAAGGCGCGGCCATGATTGCCGGACTTGGCGATCAGCTTCCTGAGATTGGAGCATTTGAAAGCCTTTCGCAAGAAATGCAGGAGGCAAACAGAGTTGGTCGACTCCAAATTGAGCAGACTGATCTTTTGAATAAAGTTTTCTGGCAAGACAATCCCGACCCTGCCGACCTCCAGCGCATCGATCAAATCAATTGGGAACTTTCCATCAACCAAGCCTATCGCCAAGATGAAAGCTTTTTGATGGGGGCATACCGTAGCTCCTTTTCCACGTTCGTTCCTCAAGTTGCTGAGGGTGCCTATCGTTCCATACTCGGCGGGGCACAGGCCGGAGCCGCTGCGGGCATTGCTACTTCTGCCTTTGGTCCCATATCCGGTGTCTCTGCCGGATCCGCTTTTGCTGCAGGTGCCGGGGCCGCTGGCATCCGCTATGCTTTTGAAATGTCCCTCGGGGAAATATACGGTTCGCTCTCACAGTTGAAAGACGAGAACGGGCAACCTCTCCCGCGTGATGAAGTACGCCTTCTCTCCTTCCTTGGTGCCCTGCCTTCCGGAGCATTGGAGGTTGTGGGCGTACATAAGGCTCTTTCTCTTATTCCCGGCGCTGACAAGCTCCTGAACAGAGCTACAGTGGCCTCCGCACAACAGCTTTTGAGCAAGAATCCCTCTTTGCTCAAGGCCGTAGGAAAAGGGGCCGGGGAAGCCCTCGGCGCACTGGCTACCGAAGTCGGCGTTGAGACGACGCAGGAAGGGATCAGCATCATCACAGAAGACGCTGCAAAACAAATCAGTGGGCAACCGTTCCGACTGACGACAGGAGAAGAAGCCGTTGATCGCCTGTCTGAGGCTGCGTATGAAGCTCTCAAGGCCTTTGTTCTGCCTATCGGGGTAGGTGGCGGAGCTATCAGAACCCGTGCGGCGTTCAGAGAATCCAGACAAGCGCGCAATGAGTCCAATGCGTTGCAGACGCTTGCGGATCATGCCAGCAACAACAAGCTGATTACGGAAAGCCCCACTGCTGCGGAACAGCTTCTCTCCCAACTGAAAGAAGAAGGAAAGATAGGCGATCTGTACGTCAATCCTGAAGCCATGCAGCGCGTCCTTTTTCAGTCGGATGAAGGATTGCAGATTGCGCAGCGTATCGGGTTGTCTGCTGAGGATGTTGCGGACGCTCTGGCCTTGGGAACCCGTGTTGCCGTGCCGATGGAAAAGGCCGTGCCCTACCTGCTGAATACGGCGCAGGGGAAGGAACTGTTGCAGGACTCCACGCTTGATCCTTCGGTTATGACTCCCGGAGAATTGCAGGAAGCTACAGCGGGCATGACCCAAGAGCAGATTGCACAGGTTGATGCTCTGAACAGCTTTTTCGATTTCGTGGATTCATCCATTGAGCAAGCTCAGAACAGCCGGGAAAGCTTTGATACGATAGCCGCGCCCTATATCCAGCAAATGCGCGACGCGGGGTACTCTGAGTCTCAGGCGCGGCATTATGGTGATCTTCTTGCCGCCAATGCGGAGCGGATGGCTCCGATGTATGGCATGGAGCCTGCCGCGTGGCTTGAATCCCGGCTACAGGGCATCCAGCTTATAGATCCCAATGCTCCGGCGCAGGATGTCCTTGACGCTCGTGCGCAACGCGCCTTTGCCCGCCAGCCGTTGGCAGAAAAAGATCCACTTTTGGCTCTGGTGTGGGGCCGCCTTGACGGAAAAACCCTTGCTTCCTCCTACAATGCCGATACGCTCAAGGAAATTACGCGGTCGAAAGGTCGGGGCCTGTTCAAGTCGAAAGAGAAGGGCGGCATTTCCATTGACGAGCTTGCGGACGAGGCCGTTCGTCGTGGTCTGCTTCCGGAAGGAAGCGGGGCGGATGAGCTTGTTGAGCGATTGAAGCAGGACAACGCCTATCATCAATTCATCGATCCTGCTCGCGTTCAGGCCAATCCCAACGCCCGGGACGTTGTGCCCGTGCTCCGGCGCGTCTTCCACATGAACACGATGGAGCTTGACGACAGCAAGGCCACCGTAACAGTCCCGAGGGAAGAGGGCATGAGCGGCCCCTTGACGGACATTTACCAGCACGATGCGCTGTATGAACTCTATCCCGAACTGCTGGACGCGCAATATGAGGTCGTGCCGGAAGAGCGGTTGCCGGGGAAGCTTGCCGGGTATTCCCCGAAGTATGGGACGATCTATATTACGACAGATCCCGATGTGACGCCTTCGGTTATCGCGCATGAAGTACAGCACGCGATCCAAGACGTTGACGAGCGATTTGATTTCGGCCTGTCTGAGGAAGCGTCCCAAGAGGTTTATTCGCAGGTTGAACAGGAGTTGAAGGGCAAGCTCCCGCTTGAGCGTGCCCGTGCTCTTGCTGCGCGCATCCAGTACCTTTCGCAGGCCCATGAGATTCAGGCGTTCGATACGCAAAATCGTTTTGAGCTGACTGCTGATGAGCGTGCCAAATACGAGCCGAACAACCCGAGTACGTATTATCAAAACATCCGTGGGCAAATTGAGCCTACTGCCAACGGAAAATGGCTGATCAGCGTTTTCAAGGGCAAAAAGAACCTTTCCACGGTTATCCATGAGACGGGTCATTTCTTCCTCGAAAACCTCAGGGATGCCGCTGTGCTTGAGACGGCTCCGGATTGGGTCAAAAACGATTGGGCTGCTATCAAGGGTGAACTAGGCATCAAGGATGACGGTTTTATCGAGCGGGAAGCCCACGAGAAATTTGCCCGCCAGTTTGAAGCCTACGCCCGGGAAGGGAAGGCCCCCCGGCCTGAGTTACAGTCGGCGTTCAATCAGTTTCGGGCGTGGCTTACTGCGATCTATCGTTCCGTCCGGCGTTTGCTTGGTGACACGGAACTTTCCGCCGATGTGCGCGCCGTGTTCGACCGACTTCTTGCCAGCGAAGAGGATATTGCCTCCGCTCGAAAGAGAGGCGCACCTGAGCCAGTCATTGAACGCGCCTCAGAAGCGCTTGGCATTCCCACAGAACGCCTCTCTGCATACCGAGAGGCCGTGTCCAGAGGTATACAAAAGGGGCAGGCTGAAATCGCGTTGCGTCGTCGGCGCGAACAGAAACAGGTCGAATACGAGGCGAGGGGAGAGGCACGGGACTTTATCGAGTCAGCTCCGTTTTATCGTGGTATGCGTGATCTCTCGATGTCAGGCGGCATAGACTGGCAATCACTCATCGGAATGGCCACTGAGGATCTGGCGTGGCAACTGCGTGAAAAATGGAATGCCGGACGGGGAAAGAACATTGTTCAGCAACGCGGCGGGATGACGCTTGACGATGCAGCGGCTTATCTTGGAGTACGTGATGGAACGGAAGTCCTCGCGGCGCTCATGAACGAACCCACAGCCCGGGAATACACTGAATCTCATGTCCGGTCGAAAGTTGCCGAATGGGAAAAGGTCTATTCCCCTGACTTTGAGTTCGTGAACGATGCAATGGATGAGGCTTTGCGTGTCGAGATCGAATCCCTCGGCGGGAATGCGGGTCCCACAACCAAACAGCTGCGGGATGTCGTTGATAAGCGTGTGGGGGTAAAAAAAGGTTCCGTTGTCGATGCTGAATACAAGGCGCTCACCGCTGCCGTCCGTAAACAGAAGCGTCTTATCGAAGAGGCCGTGCGGGAAGTCCGGCGGGAAGAGAGGGCGGCGGCACGAGAACGGGTCAAGACTGAGCGCGCCGGGCAACGCTGGAGCGACGCCGCGAAGAATGCGCGGATAGATGAACTGCGCTCTCGGCTGGCGCAGCTCAAAGAAGAGGAGCGGTTGAAGCGTGCGGCGCTCGGTGCTGCCTATCGTGCGCGGATTGAGCGGAATCAGACGACACGCCAGATCCGGCGTATCGCGCAGTCAAAGAGCATTCCCGACACATTCAAGCAACAGATCCTTTCCCTGATTGCGCATTTCCCGGGATTGGGTACTGAGCGCATGGCTCCGCGCCCTGATGAGAACCGTCCTACGCTGCTGCAGTTCCAAGAAGCCCTTGGCGTAGAATACAGCTTGGACGATACCGGGGGCGCTTCCCCCATTGCCTCGTGGATTTTTGAAGAGGCGCAGCGGCAAGGGCCGCGCCGCGCAAGCGATCTTTCCCTGTCCGAACTGCGCGACGTGTACGACGCGATCAAAATTCTGGCGCGTCAGGGACGCACTCAGGACGCCCTGATCAGTATGCTGCATGAGCAGGAACTCAATCAGGCCGTGGCGGAAGCCGTGGCACCGATGGCTTACCTGAGCGAGACGAAACATATCACGGCTGACGAACGCAACCGCTTGCCCGGCGCGCTACGCTCGTGGTTCCGGGATTCCCTCGCCAACATGAAGGTGATGCGCTACCTGTTCGACGCCGCAGACGGCTACCGGGCGGATCATGACGGCCCGAACAGCCGACTCATCGTGCAGCCGCTCCAGCGTGCCGCGTCCCAGGAACAGGAGCTTTTCCGCAGCTTCGGAACGTCGCTCAGGACACTGCTTGAACCGATTACGAGCCGCGGTATGCACAAGACATTCACGATTGAGGGCGTCCGCATGTTGCCCGATGTCGAAAGGGAATTCGGCGGCCAGTGGACAATGGAGCGTGTGCTGTCCGTGGCCTTGAATATGGGCAATGACGGAAACCTTGCGGCGCTCCAGCGCGGCTACAACTGGAACACACAGGATTTGGAGCTGATCACCCGCAGGATAACCAGCGCGGAATGGCGTTTTGTTCAGAGTGTATGGGACTTGCTCGACCAGCTGTACCCTGTAATCAACGCCACCTATGAGAAGATGTACGGCATCCCGCTGAAAAGGGTTGAAGCCAAGCCCTTCACGGTGGTTTCCGCTGATGGTGAAACCATCAATATGCGTGGCGGCTATTATCCTTTGAAGTTTGACAAAAGGTTCAGCGAGACGGCACAGCGAAACGCCGATTTTGACGTCCTGAATTCTCAGGAAGCCATTTTGCGGACGCCGAACCCGAAAAGCGGCATGACGCAGGAGCGCAAGGGCGCGGGGATTCCTCCGCTGCTGTCCCTGTCGGTGCTTACTTCCCATGTTGCTGATTCCATCCATTACAGCACCCATACGCTGCCGCTTTTGGATGCCTACCGCATTGTGAAGCGTCCGGAGTACCGCAGGGCCATGCAACGCGCCTTCGGTGATGAAGCCTATGCGCAGGTGGTTCCGTGGCTCCGTTCCATCGCCCGCCCTGATCGCACCAAGATCGACGGTATCAACAAGATGTTCGAGTTTTTGGCGCGCCGTGGTTCGTTGGCGGCGATGGGGTTCAGCTTCCGTACTGCGCTGCTCCAGACTACGAGTATCCCGCAGTCGATGGCCGAAGTGGGCACGGGGGCTTTTCTGCGCGGGGCGTATCACATGCTTGTTCATCCTTTGGAAAGTTGGGGCACCATCCGGGAGTTGTCTCCGTATATGGTCAGCCGCTCGCGGAACATGGAGCGCGATGTGGCGGACAGGCTTAAGCCATTCAGGGAAGGCACAAAGATTTTCGGCTCGAAATGGGAGGAAGCTGCCTTTGCAATGATTCAGGCTATGGATGCCATTGTCGCCTATCCAACATGGATGGCGAAGTACAATGACGCGATAGGAAAGGGCGTTGAGCAGTCAAAGGCCGTCCTCATGGCCGACGACGCCGTGATCCGGGCGCAGGGTTCCGGCCTTGTTATGGATACCACGGCACTGATGCGCAAGCCCGGGGCTGCCCGTCTGTTTACCATGTTCATGAGCTTTGCCATGAACTGGCAGAATCGGCAAAGGTACTACCTTGCGGGGTTCCGTGAGTCATGGCGGACGGGCCAGTCTGAAATCGGAACGGCGCGATTCCTTTCCCACTTCGCGCTCGAATGGCTGGCTCCTCCAATGCTGACGCTGCTTCTGATAAGCATGGGACGCGATGGGGAGTTCCCTGAACTTGAAGATATAGGTTCAGAACTGCTCGGCTACTGGTTGATGGGGGTTCCGATTGTCCGGGAAATTCCGGCCTTGTTCGAGTACAACAAGAAGTTCGGGGATAGTGCGGCCTTCAAGGGGCTGAATGCTGCGGTGACGGCAACGCGCGGCGGGATGAAGATTGCGGCGGGTGAAGCGTCTGACGAACAGTTCTATCGGACGATGAAGAGCACTCTTGACGCTATCGGCTTTGTTGCAGGTGTTCCCACGGCTCCGATCTGGCGGACGGTAGAAGGTACGGAAGCCTTCATTGAAGGCAAGGCCGGGCCCCTCGCTCCTATCCTCGGCGCGCCGCCGAAAGACAAGCAGAAACGCGCCTCGGCGTTCTGATAACGGTTCTTTGACAAGAGCATAGGGAACGGATAGAAAACCGCCGTGGGCCAGTCTCCGAAAGGAGGTTGCGCCTATGGAGCAGTTCCTACTGGACGTCCTCGCCAATGTGTTGGCGGGCGTCATCGTGGTTCTCGTTGCCCCCTATCTGAAAAGGTAGGCTGAAAACGAGTTGCCCCGGTAGGGACTGACCTCCCTGCCGGGGCTAAAAACTGGATGAGATAGAATCAAATCCGGGGACTGGCCCCAAAGGGCGGTGGGTGTTGACGCACTCGCCGCCCTTCCTTTTTCAATAGCCATTCATGGGGCTGTGGTCAAGTCTAGCTTGCGTTGAACTGCCGGAGAACCCCAAGTAGGTAAAGTCCGGGGTTCCGGTAGTCTGGAAGGGTATCGGAAGGGTAGGTCAGGGCTTCATCAAGCCCATACGTCATGTGATCGAGAAGAAACCTTTCAAGCGTGAACTTGCCGGAACGCTTGCTGGCGGGCACCTTCGTTCTGGCTTCAATGTCGTGGCATAGGGTCAATGTCAGCCTGTACGCCTTTGATAGGAGACGCTTTTGGATGTCCTGCATCTGAGCATGTGCCCGTTCAATCTCGTCAGCAAATTCGATGAAAGGCCGTTCGTCGAGGCTCTGTCTGGGAATAGAGCCGGGGATGGTCGGCAGGGATTCCCGGCGTGTGCTGCGGCTCTTTGGCAGGGCAGGGCGGTTCTTCCGGGCAAGCTCCTCTTCCATTGCGTTGAACGCTTCAATGTACGCCAGCTTGATCGCGAGGGCCTTCTTGCCCGTATAGCCCATGACCAGCAACATGAAGCCGTCGCGATAGATGATGTACATAGGGCGGTTCTTGGCTTGTTCGTCGAGGTAGGAGGCCCCCACAAAATTGTGGGCGCTAAATGATTTCGGGCAATTGGATGTAATAGCGGCGATGTCCCGCAAGACTGCATCATGCCGCTTGTTAAAATAACGGGAAACTTCGCGGGAGGTGACGGCGGGGCGTCCATCGTGGACAGAGACGGTGGGGACGGGTTCGGAAAGAAGAAGAGCTTGAGACATGTGCCACTCCTAGTTTTGGATATTGGCACCGCCGATGAATAGCGATGCCGGGTGTTCATCACCGCAACTAGGAGCGGCTGCCCGCCTTTGGGCCGAAGCCTTGGACATATCGGGCACACCCGGCATCAAGAAGATGCAAGTATAGCAGGAAACCGCAGTCAAAAAGAGTCTTGACTTTGGCAAAAGGGCACAAAAAGAGCCATGCTATCGGGTGGCGTTGTCCGCCTAGTTTGGTGTGATGAGCACCGTGGAAAGACAACGCCATAAAAATACGACAATGTCAAGGGAAAATAGGAGGCACTATTGAATAATAAATTTTCTTTTCACGAACACTAGATTCAATTTCTTTTAAGTCGTCTCTTTCTTCTTTCATTATTTCAATAAGACGATTTAAATCTTCCCACTCCATATGTTTTATTATATCAATTTTTTTCTCAAAATTATCTTTATTTAGCTCCTGCATTTTGGGGCTAAGTTTATAGAAGTCTCTGTTATATGCACATAAAATAATATCTCTCTTTATTGCGTGGTGTGGAATTAATCTCTTTTCAGGTATTTTCCCTTTTTCTAATTCCTGAATATCATTATTTATTAAAGAGTATATTGCTTCTTCAATACTGTTTATATTCGGTTCTTTTATATTGGTGTTTAATATGTTTTCTATTTTTTTTCTTTCTTCAATATTTTTTCTTTTAAATGATATGAAAGGCCACATTTCTAAAATGCATTTTCCGGTATTAATTTTCAGTGATACTGCAATTAATAATGGCAGTATGATAAAAATAATAATAGGAATAAAAACAATATAATCATGATATTGAAGAAGTCTGCCTAGCTCTGTAAAGATAAAATAAAATGCTACTCCTACATTTATTAATATAAGTAAATTTCTCATTTTATTTACCTTCTAGCTGTTTAATTATTAATTCTTCTTCTATTGTCCTTCTTTTTATATAAATAAACGGAAATTTATCCCATATTTTTTGATTTAAATCAAGTTTTATATATAATATATTGAATAGTGGAATGACTATAGATAGGAAGAATACGATAATTTCTTTTTCGCTAAAACTACTGTATTTGTCTATGAATTCAATAAAATATATTGTTATCACTAATAATATATAACATACATTACACAGCACCATTATCAATCTAAACATTTCTTCCCCTCCAATCTTCTCAACCACCTGCACAACCAGAGATCCACTTTGGTCTTTCTCCGGTGCTCCTCTACCGTGAGAAGCTGCATATTTTCCGGAGCATCTTCGCCGCCAGCGCAAAGGGGGATGATGTGATCCACCTGATAGCCGGGCGGCGTACGCTCAAATCCATGCTGGCGCAGGAACCTATCTACCTGAGCACGGGAACGATATGTTTTCGATTCCGCCTGAGCGCAGGAGAACAACGCAAGCATGAGCGCAACTATGATGCCTGTTTTATGCAGTCTCATAGGTGCCCGTTATCAGAAAACAAATAGAAAGGGAACCAAACCGGAATAACACGCAAAAAAAGGGGAGTGCGGACACACTCCCCAAGGGCGACACGGCAACCGTTGAAAGCCTCTCCGTGTCTGACGTGATCACTATCATGAAAGACAACGGGAGAAATGATTATCATGTGTTATGACCGCATGACTCCGAAAGAGGCCGCAGCCTACCTTGGTTTTTCAACGTCAACGCTCGAAAAATGGCGCAGGGGCCGCAAAGTTTGGGACGAATCGAACCGTGGACCGCGCTATACCAGTTTGAACGGGAGGATTTGGTACCGGAAAGACTGGCTCGACGAGTGGCAGGATTCCGTTTTCGGCCTTCCCTCACAACGCCTCACTGTTCCACAATGAACCACTTTACGCCGTATCATTCCGCATCTATCACCATGACATATCATCATTTCATACCATCACATTCATACTGACCTCCAAGAAACCCGGCATCCCGCCGGGGGAAATTTTGGAGGTCTTTTTTATGGCTGAATTCGCATCGAAGGGTGTGGCTGGTTCCGGGCTCGGTCTTGGTATTGCGGGCACTGCTCTGGGGCTGCTCAATGGTGGCTTGGGTGGTCTTTTGGGCGGTCTCGGCGGCGGTAATGCTGCTATGCTTGCCGGAGGCACCGCTCTGGGCGTCATCTCGGAAAAGGACGCGAAGATCGCGAGGTTGGAAGCGGAAAAGTACAGCGATCAGAGCATTGCCACGGTGTACGCGGCTACGAGAGAGGAAAACAAAGCTCTGCGTGAAGAAATGTTTGCGTTCATCAAGCCGCTGTCCGATGAAGCCGCAGCCAATCAGGTGAACATTGCCCGCATCGAAGAACAGATCAAGTGCATGGGCAAGACCAGCGAACTTCGCGAACAGATTGTTCTCGGCAAGGTGAACGAAGTCGCCATGACCGCCAACAACGGCCTTACCGCCCTTTCCGGCGCCGTCGCGTGTCTCCAGCAGACCGTGAGCGGTCTGACGAAGACGATCATTCCGGCTTCCGCTGTGTGCCCTCAGCCCATGCCCGCTCAGAATGCATGGGTGGCTCCGAACAGCTGCGGGTGCTCCTGCAACAACGGCTAGGAGGTACACCATGTGCTGTGTGCCTACTATCAACGTGACGGGCGTTACGGTCAATACCACCACGAACGTGGCGACGTTGGCCCTTGACGCTCCACTTCCGGACCGTGGCGCCTTCCGGCTGCGCTTCTGCAACTGCTCTGGGGCACAGCTCGATCCGTTTTGTGTCACGCCATGCACGAATCCACAGGCAAAGGTCCAGTTCTCGTATACGCCTACGGGCGGAACTGCGACAACGTACAGCACGGTTTACAACTGCCCGTGCTGCTGCGGGGCTATCCCCAGTTTCGTGTATCTCTCTCAGGTCGTAAAACAGGCTGCCCGCTGCTGTGGCATCCTTAACGGAAAAAGCTCGTTCGCCTCGTCCGGAGCTGTCTTTCTGACTGACTGCCTCCCGTGTGCGAACGTGAGCTACGCGACGACAACCACGCCTTCGGCGTAATCAAAGAGGTCAATCATGCCAAAACTTGATCCGAATCACGTTGGAACTATCCTTGCCGCCTATCTTGATCAGGAAGTCATTCCCAAGGCTACCGGGCTGCAAAAAGTCGGGGCGATCATGGTTGGAACCATCGCGGCTCAAAAATCTGGGCAGATGGTCAAACAGTACACGCCCGCGTTGAAATTCGCTGATGTGATGGATGAGGCAGGCATGATTGACCTTGATAAAGCCTATGCCTTGGCAAAAGACGCTTTTCAGAAGTCTGGGAAGGTGCCCGTCATGGGGCTTCTTCTCGACGATGGAGACGTTGAAATCATTCATGAAATCGCAAAAAGATACGCCCAGTGAGGTCTATCATGGAATATAAAGAATGGCGGCAGAACGCCGCTGAGGAAACGGAAGAGCGCGTGCTCAAGACCATCGACAAGATTCTCGATGACAACGAGGGCTCGTCCCGACTGCACGCCCAAGAGCTTGATGATCTTCTGGACTGCTGGAAGATCATGTGCCACATACACCCGAACATGCCGATGAGCAACAAGTAACTTTCGGCATCCTCCTGACACAAAAAAATCCCCCTCCCGGCGCGAACCGAGGAGGGGGTTTTTCGCATTCACACAGCATACCGATGCTCGCTTTTTTGAGGCGTTGGGAAGACGCTTTTTGCCGTCTGCACCAAGCTGTTTGGTGCAGGATGTTCGTTACTTATTGGAATAAATTATGTATGTGCTTTTTCGCGGAAAAAGAAAACGCCCGCCGGATTCCGGTGAAACCCTTGACCTTGGAGCCCCGGGTGACCATAGTAAAGGATATTTCCCTCTAAGGAGTTTTCATGAACACGCCATCTTCAGCCCTTTCCGATGAAATGAAAGGGGCGATGTCCACTCTGCTCAATGCCGTTATTTTTGAACAATGGCTCCGTTTTTCCTGGATTGAGGAAGACGAGGAAGGGGATTTCTGCATCCAGATCCCCGCGGAGACGGTCAGCGAACTTGTGGAGGATTACCCCGAATACGAGGGGTTGATCGCCCAGCTCAACGGGACCATCGTGGATGCGGACATGGCCTGTTCCGCCGTTCTCGGCTATGCGCGATCCTCGCTTGGGGAACAGAGCCTCGCCGTGCTGGAGCACAACGAATTCCAGAATATGGTGGGGCGTTTCCACCAGTGGCTCAACGACAACGTGGAAGCGCTGGATCAGGACCCGAAGAATTTCGATCAATGGTGCGAGCTGTTCCTCGCCGACTTGCAGCAGGCCAAGGACGGCAACGCGTAAGGCTTTGCCGGGCTTCGGCACCGACGGGTTCCGCTCACGGGAATGGAGTACCTTTGAAACGGTACAGCTTTCAAAGGTCCCCGAGACTATCGAGCGGGCGGTCTGTGCCGTTTTAGAGAAAGGCGGGAGCGATGTTCCCGCCTTTCTCTTTTGGGCTGCAGGAAAAAGTCAGGCCGCCCTTGCGTGGAGCGGCCCTGGCTTGGAAAACATGGCGGGGGGCCCTGTTTCAGCACGATGAGGTGTGGGGTAAGGAAAGGATACGCTTGACGGAACGGTG